TTCCGGTTATGTTAAATCAGACTGCGGACATCAAAAATTCCGCCCTCGTATAATGCCAGCGCAACTGCATCAGCCCGGTCCGGGCTGGTCAGGCCGCGCTTCTTTAGCGACTCCTTGCTTTCAAGTTTCAGCTTGGAGGGCGCGCCGCTGAAGATGTACTTGCGGGTCGTGAGCTGACCTATCAAGGTCGCGTCATCCGGCAAATGCAGGAGACCAGACGCCGCCATGTCGCGCAGGACAGCCCACATCCATGTTGAAATATCGGCATATCTCCCGGCGGCTTCCTTGTCAGGAACAGCAGACGAGAAATTGACAGGAACAACCATGAGTTTGTTCAGCTTCTGCCGAATCTTCTCCCTGTTGAGAATATCCGTCACTCCGCCGCCCACACCCGTATCGTCAATAATCGCATAGATCAGACCGCGATATTGCGGATGCGCTGTGCGCAGGGCCTTGTACATTTCGATAATGTCATCGGCTGTTGCGTACAGGTCTTGACCGTGGCGCGTGACCAGCTTTTGAATGTCCCCGTCAATGTTCTTCGCAATGGCGGTGTCGTCGTTGCCGAAGCGGGCCACATCGCACCCAATAGAAATTCTGGCCGGAATGCTGTGCTCAAGCGGTTCAGTATTGACCGCTTTTGTGGCAAGCGCCATCGGAATAAAGACGTCGTCCTCATTTTCCGGGAACTCGCCGTCAACACGGACGCGGACCACATTGCTGTTCTTGCCGAACTTTCGCTCCAAGTCAGCGATATTTTGCTTATTCGTGCGGGGGCTGTCCCTGCTGGACACCTTCATGCAGTAGTAGGACTGGGCATCCACGGTGTGCGAATCGTGGAATGTGCCAGTGTTCTGCGTTGGGTTTCCGCACATCAGTAAGCGGTTGTTATCGCCGGACAATGTGCCCTGTATGGCCTCCATGATGGGGTCAGCAACGCCAGATGCCTCGTCCACCACGAAAAGCATATTGTCTTCGTGGAAGCCCTGCATATTCTCTGGCTTAGTGGCTGTACGGGCCACGGCGAACCAGCGTTTCTCATGTCCTTTCATGTAGACGCGGGTCTTTGTCCATACAAGCATGGCCTGCAAGACAGGACTGCGCTCCTGCCACTTGGCAATCTCAGCCCAGAGCACATCGTTCAACTGCTGGCGGGTCGGTGCCGTGCACACGACGCGAGGATACGGGAAGCAAGCCAAGAACCAGAGCACCAAGTTTGCTTCAAAAGCTGTTTTTCCAACGCCCTGTCCTGAGCGGATGGAAACTTTGCGGTGCTGTGCAATGGCCGTAGCCGCTTCTTTTTGCCATTTATCCGGCTTGAAGCGTGTAACCTCTTTGAAGAACAAGCAGGGGTCTTTGCGGTACAGCGGGAGCCGTTTGGCGAAGACTTCACGTTGTCTCAGCGCCATCGTCCTCACCCTCCACTTCTGCATCCGCCGCCTCGACTGCCGCCACCCAGTCGTCTACCAGCTCATTCTTGCCGCTGTTGCTCAGTCTGCGCAGGTCGGCAAGCTGTTGTATCACCTTCGACTTCTGGCGCTGTACATCGGTCAATAGCCGCTCTAAGCGCTCCACGATAAGGTAGCTCGATTCGGTGGTGGTTGATGTCTCAACGCTGGTGCCAGGGAGACGTTCTTCCTTTTGCACCTTTGCATCTATCCGCTCAATGTAAACTTCCTTGTCATGGGCCTCTTTTTCCTTATCCTCATCCAGCCGGGTAAAAGACCTGCTGGATTTTGATGTATGCACCGACTGGACGTGCTGCTTCTTTTCCTGAGCTGCCGTGATGCGCTGGAGCAGGAACGCTTCGCGGGCAGTCAGCAGTTGAAGCTCCTGTATCAACAGATCCTCCGCGTCCACGTCTTTCGTGCAGTCCTGTATAGCTTTCTGGTTTTCTTCGGAAAATGCACCAAACATCACAGCTGACCAGCCGCCATGCTTTAGCGCATTCTGATTTCCCGGCGGTGCCCCGCCATGATTGCCAACAGCGTTGACGTTCCCTTTCGGCGCGCCGCCGCGATTCGGCCTCTTCTCAGGCTGAGCCGCCGGGTCTTGCTGGGCGCATTTTGAAGATGCACCCTTTGGGTGCGACGAGGTGCGCTTCTTGGGTGCACCCTTTTGTGCATCCCAATACCGCTTTTTCCAAGACTTGACCGTGTTCAGCGATACACCCAGCTTCTTTGAGATTTCGGTGCATCCCATCCCTTTCTTATAAAGGGTGAACGCCTTGTCTCGCGTTTCCATCTACATCGCCACCACTATCCTTCTTCATTTTCTGTCCCGGTGTCGGGCCGGGCCGTTGTGTTGTTCCAAAGAAAAAGCGCCAGCTCTTTGCAGAGCCAGCGCCGCGCCCCCTCTTACACGATTCTTGCAAGAGCGGTTTTAGAAATCACCATGTTGCCGAGTTCCACGGCCAAGAAAGTGCCAACGAACAGCCCTGCGGCCGTCAGCAGGAACGGCGCTCCCACCATTGCGTACAGCTCCACCCCGATGAACAGAGCCACGGACAAAGAGAGGATAACAGCTTTCCACAAAATCCCCAGCTTTTTCCACGGCCCCCAAACAACAAGGAGATACGCTGCTCCCTCGGCCATCAGGCCAAAAGCCACATCGACAGGTCCAAACGGGCTGGTTGCGTTTGCGATTGCGATTCCCAGCAGAACCGCCGGGGCATATCTCTTGTCTTTGAACGGGAGCGCACAGAGCATATTTGCAACCCGGAATTGGATTGCGCCCCACGACAGGGGGTTCAAGGTGGTCAATGCCACATACAGTGCCGCGACAACGGCGGTCTGGCAAAGAGCACGAGTATTTTTCATCTTGCGCCCCTCCCTTATACCGTTACCGTTACATGGCCGTGCACACCGTCGGTCACATCCGACTCGACCTCGACCCAGTAGGGATGAATCTCCCCCGTGAGCCACTGCTTCAACTTGCAGGCGGCGTCCTCAATGACAAGGCTCTTGCCATCCAGCTGCTCACGAATGAACTTGTCGATTTCGCAGTAGTCCGGGATCCACTTCTTCGGAGTGATAGTCACGGTGAAGTTGTTCGTGTAGTCTGCCTTTCCGATAGGGCAAAAGCATCTGCACTTCTGGGTGTACTTGATTTTCGACACCCCATACTCATTCTTGAACTTAGGCATTTTCCTCTCCTTTCGGCTTCTGGACGATGAACAACAGCTCTTTCGCCTCACGCGGGAATGGGATAGCCATAAACGCTGTGAGAAATGCAGACGGGACATAGGACTTCATGCGTTCATAGAAATCCTTGAGCGCCGACGGCTGTTTGGAATAGAACTCGTCCATTTCGCGGACGCTGGTGACCAAACCGACCTCCTGCACAATACTGAATCCGATTTCGGTCAGCTTGGCTTTCAGTTCATCGTAGCCCCACTCATAGACATGAGCGCGGTACTGGGTCTGATACCCATTGCCTGGGGTGTTCGGACAGGAGAGAAACATCTTTGCACCCGGCTTCATCACCTTGTAGCATTCTACAAGGCTTTTTGCGCCGTCCGTAGGGTGCATATGCTCGATGGCGGAGGTGTAAATCACGAAGTCGGCAAAGCCCGCCGGGATGACCTTAGACATCTCTGCGACGTTGCCCAGCTTCCAGCCCACCCGGAACGGGTAGTAGGAGGCCAAATCCTTGGGTTCGAGGTTCTTTGCAGTTGCGCCGCGCATCGCTTCCTTGATGTTCGCCTTGCTGATGTCCACTCCAGTGTAGGATGCAATGTCCTTTGCGTAGTAGCGCAGCAGCGGGAGCATCAGAGAGCGCCCACAGCACACATCCAGCACGTTCATCCCCTTTTTCGCCATATGGGCGGCGGCGAGGTGCTGGATATAGTTCATAACGTCCAGATTTGTGAAAAATCCGTCTCTGAACTGCATATAAAAATTCCGCATCTGGTAGGTGGTGCAGAGAATCTTTTCCCTGTCCATGCCATCCTCGACGCGGTAGACGATTTCTTTATCCACGCCATTTTCCTTTCGTATCAAGGTATTTCTGGTACTTTATCCACTCTCTCAACGAGTACTCCCGGCGGCGGCGATAGTCTGCGCCGATCATCCCCTTGGGCGGTCTGACCACGACCATCTCTGTGCCATTGAAGTATGACAGCCCTCCGAAATTGACCTGTGTGGTCCATGTCGTGCTGTCCACGCTGTAAAAGCCGAAACTCACTGCATCCTTTTTGGTGTACCCCAGACCATGCACCCGCACCCCGCAAGAATTTGCATACTGCACCAAACGACGGATATAGCCGTACTCGCTGGGCTGTATGTGCTTGATTGCGAAGCCGCCGATGCCGATATAGGGATAATCCCTACACAGGCGCTTGAACTCGTCCAGACCACGGGAGCGGTGCCAGACCGGAATGCTTTGCTTTCCTGTCTCTGCTTCAAGACGCGCTCTCATGCGTTTTACAGCGTCATAGCCTACGATGGAATCCACATCCAGCTCGAAGAAATGCTGCACGTCGTTGCGGTTGATAAAGTCGATGTATCGACTCAGGTAGCCATCCCAATCTACTGGCTTTGAAGAGGCTTCTATGCCGTGCATAAAAGTAAACGCCCCGCTGTCGAGCAGGAACATTTTCCATTTTGGAATCTCTTCGATTTGCCAGGGCCGAATGTAAAAGAAACTCTCCAGAACGTATTCCGGGCGGTACTCTTTTACAATCTTCTCGGCTGGGAATGTACCCGCCAGACACAACCTCATGTCTCAAACCATTCTCCGCAGTGCGGGCATTGGATGAGCTTAGAGCCGCTCTGCTGCGGCACAGCGGGCTGAGAAGATTCCGGTTGGGTAGATTGCTGGGTCTCGGTGCTCTGCCCTGCATTGGCCGCTTTGAGCGGCTGTTGGACAGGTTCCGTAAAGAATTCCTCGAAGTCGGCATCCTCCACTTCCCGAAGAAGCCCATCAAGTTCCACTTCGCTGAAACCCGTGTCCGTCAAATCGACATCCAGAGCTTTCAGCGCGTCCATTTCGGCGCGGAGAACATCATCATTCCACGAAGAAGCCTCGGCCACCTTGTTGTCTGCAATGCGGTATGCGCGGATTTGCTCATCCGTCAGGTCATCGACCCGAATACACGGCACTTCGTCCATGCCAAGCCGTTTTGCGGCCTCATAGCGGGTGTGCCCTGCGATGATGGTTCCTTTTCCGTCAATGAGGATGGGGACACGGAAGCCAAACCGCTTGATGCTCTGCGCAACAGGCTCAATGGCCGCTTCGTTGTTCCGGGGATTGTTCTCATAGGGATGGATCTGCGAAATATCCTGATACACTACTTGCTGATTCATTTTTTCTCCCTTCTTTGCTATCCCGCTGGCGTTGCGGGTCAAATTGGGGAGCGGCGGTTTTCTGCCTCCTTTCCGGGCATAAAAATACCCGCTCGGTGGCGAAACCGGGCGGGCAATGCGCTATGATTAGAATTTTACGGTATTATTCTACCACATTTTTCATGCCGTGTAAATGACATGATTTTGACATCGGCCTACTCCATGTCCAAGGCATCAATGCCGAACATGAGCGCCGAGATTTTTTCAACGGCCGCATCGTGGTCTCGGTATGCCTGACGGGTGCTCACGCCCTCCAGCGCCGCAAGCTGCTCAATGGACTTGGCCTCGTCGTCAATGTACATTGCTTTGATGATGCGGTAGCCGCGCTTATGGGCCTCATTCTTGCTCTGTTCGCAGTACGTCTCGTACAGGGCCAGCATTGAATCAATATGACGAACCATGATTTTTGTACGGCGGCAGGAGTTGCGGATCGATTCGACCGTAATCGCGTTATTGCGCTGAAGCATCATATCAAGCAGTTCCAGCGCAGTTTCTTCTTCCTTGCCGTCATGGTCACCCGTTTCGTCCGTATAGACCGCGCCCGTGCAGTGCTTCTTGAACATTCGATAGTTTTTCAGCAACAGCTTCGTGTTTCGAAGTCGGCGGTCACAGCGGCCTGCGGCTTTGCGGGTCTGTTCTGCGATAACTTCCTTGGCGCCCTCACGAGCGGCCTTTCTTGCGGTTTCCTGAATAACGGCCATCATTTCTTCCGGGATAGTCATTTTGCGCACCCTCCTGTTCTATCGTTGCCAAAATACATCAATTTAGGTATAATAGACTTGCTCTATCGGGGGATTGCGCAAGCGATCCTCTTTTTTATTACTCAGATAGATTTCATCCTGCGGGTCACCTCGCTCTGACTCAAAACCGCCAGCGGCACACGCTTGATGCCCCGCTCTGCCGCCATCTTAGCCGATACGGCCTCCATCGCCCGCAGCATATCCGCACTCTGGGTCTCTGCGAAGCCACCGGGCAGGATATGATTCTTGCTTTCCCGCATATCGTTGACTTTGAGTTCTTCCTGCAAAGCCTGTTCCGAACAGCGGCGAAGCAGCTCCATTGCGTAGGCTTCACCGTCCTGCTCTACCCATCCGATGTACTGCCGGTAATTATCCAGCGTTTCCCGCTTCAGGCGGGCAAGCCGTTCCTTACCGAAACCGAAGGTCAGGTGCGTTGTCGCCGCCATAACCAACCATGCAATTTCTGCACCCTCATTCTGGGCCATGCGAAGCTGTTCTTCCTTGCGGTTGCGCGGGGCCTTGGTCTGCGGAAGCCGGACCTCAAAATCACAGATGCCCTTCAAGTCCTCCCGCATAGCATCCGTTGCGCTTTTGCGGTTCTCGGTCAGGATTTTTGTTTTGTACCGCTGCTGAAACTCGTGCATTTCATTACAGGCCCGCTCTAGGCGCGTAGCTCCAATGCCCTCTTCCTGGTGCATGGCCACTACCATACACCAAGTGAAGATCTGCGCCGTCTTATCCCGTTCATCGGCCCGCTGCTGGCGAATGTTCTTCATCTGTTTTGCCATCTCCAATCTTTGCATCCGAAAATTTTTGCCAGGATTTTCTTGTGCTTACTGCAATCCCAGTAGTTCTTGCACCACCGACACTGACCATTGCACAGGAACGACAGATGCGCTTTCATGTACCCTCCTTTTTTCTTCCGGCCGATTTTCCGGCCATTTGATTTACGGCCCAAGACCATCCAGCCATAGGCAGCGCGGCCACGATCAGGATGATAGATGCCACCGCCGTCACCGTCTGGTCTGAAAGAACTTCACGAATCAGATTCATTTTTTGCTCCCTTTCCGCACGCCGATTGGAGCACTTTCCTTTCCGTCCGCCGATTGAAGTACTTAACCGGGGAAACTCCGCGTTCATCACAGTCTTTGTTGTTGAAACTGACGATGGCACCGCAAGTTCTCTTATTGGTGCACCGAATACATTTCACGCCCGTACCACTCATAACCTCATAGGTAGATGCGCCGCAGAACGGGCATTCCTTGCTCTTAGGCTCGATGTGTGCTTTCATTTGCTTGCTCCTTTCTGTTCCAGTCTTTTACAGGTGCATAGTACCCACACATCATGCAGCAGACAATTCTACGACGGCTCCCCAGCAATACGATAAGCCTTGGCGTCGTACTTCTAAAAGGTTTTCCCCATGCCAGAAATCCGCTTCCGCATTTAGGACACGGGAGAACCGCACCTGTTTTCTCCATCAGGATCCTCCCCTGCGCACCGACTTCTTACCATTTCCGGCAAACTTGTCAGGCCGTTCGTCGCTCATGCCGCGGGCCAGCACCAGCGCT